CCCTTGCGTATCCCCTGAAGGATTGCTATGCCGATACTTATCAGGAGGATGTACCAGGCAACGATAATCATCCGTACCTCTTGACTGGTGCCTTATACATTTCGCAGCCCATAGGGAGCGTCTGAGGGAACTCTGGAAGGTCTGTCAATGGGTACAGGCGGTAGTCCTTGATGGTGAAACAGTCGGGGAATATCTCGTCATTGTTGGCTATGACTTCTCGGCCTGTAATCCAGCCCTCGATGAGGACTCGGTTCTCTCGAACTTTGCAGAAGATAAAGTTGTGATCAGCATTGTCCCTGGTGCGTACCTTGATGGTGGAGTCGGGGTTTTCAGTTGACCGGACTTGATAGTTCAACACGTCGAATCCGTTTGCTTCTTGTTCCCAATGCCATTCCGCGCCTAGCAATTTCGCAACCGCGTATTCACCTATGGCTCCGAAGACGTCTGTCTGAAACCAGTTTTGTTCGTGGTATTTGCGCCCTGGTTGGTTGGGTCTGTCGGCTCGTTTAATTGCTAGAAGGCGACGGTTGACGCCACCATGCGCTGCTATCTGCATATCAGCATCGGACAGGATGACACGGACTGGGGTTCTCATTGAATCTTTGCCTGCCTGCCAAGTCGAGCTGCTATTGCGTCAAGGTCTCGAGGACGCCAGAGGTGGTATTCAATTCCTGCGTTGACCAGGCATCGTGCGTACTTTTCTTGCTCTGCTGAAAGTTTGCCTTCGGCTGCTTTCAGTTCGCAAAAGATGACTCCTCGAGATGGCACAGACGTTGAGACGAGGACGAGGTCGGGGAATCCGTTGCCGTCTGACCGCCAGACCCCAGGACGGGGTGATGACGGTGACGCATGGAAGACCAGCCACTGTTGCATTCTGGCCAACTTGATGACTTGGTCTTGGAATATTTTTTCGGAGACGGTCATCGGGTGTCTTTTCCCAACAGGAATCCGCACATGAACAGACTGACGCACATGATGATCAGCGTCAGGAACTCAACCATGACTCAACCTTTCAAGACGCTGATTTTCCGAGATGATGCCCTGCATGCGAAGAAGAAGCATGTCAATCTTGATGCGTAATTGCTCAATTTCCATTGCCGCTTCAATGCATAAATCATGCAGGCTGTCGGGCTTGTAATTGTTGCGAAGCAGATAAACGATGTCATCCATTAGAACGCCTCTTCGGGTTCTTCTTGCGGTGCAGGTGCGCTCTTGAGGGTGTCAATGTATGCAGACGCTTCGCGCTTCGTCATGCCTTGAAGGTTTGCCGGTGGAACTTTGCCCATTGACTTACAGACCGCGCGAATCATGTTGAGTTGTTTGTCTGACGCAAGGTTGGACGGCTCTGTGACGCTTCCGCCTTCTGTGGGTCGTGAGGTCATGCGCTCAACCTTTAACATTTCTTCCCTCGAGGGGCGTTTCGTCCAGTCGGTTGACGAGGCAAAGTCGCAATCTGCTAAGGCTCGCCCGATGGCACTTGTACATGCGTTCTCAACGTGCGAAGTTTTGTTCACGTTATTTGACCCCCTGATTTCTTCGGCAAAGTCGGTTGCAATGGGTCGGTCATCTTCACGGTCAACATAGATGTCGGCCTGGACAACGACGCGGTCTCCTTCGATGGTGACAAGTTTTGTAATGACTCGTCCTTCGGGGTGTTTCTCCCAGAACCGCGCTAGGCGACTAGCGACGGGCTCGTAGTCTTCAATGCTCACGATGGGTTCTCCGTGATCCATTCGATGACTGCTTTGAGTTCTTCGTTGTAACTCATGCTTGGATGGCGTAGGCGTTCGGCAGCGTTTCGCATAGTCATAATTAGAGCGATTGCCTGACTGACGCTTGAGCCTTCTTCAAAGCGCATCTCTCCGTCAAGTTTGACTGACAGATTCATGAGACGCGCAATGATTTCGTCGGTTGTTAATTCCATAGTGTTTCCCTCACTTGTTGCTAATTGCTTTTACGGACAGTAGCGCATCCGCGCTTCCATCTTGCAACATCCTTGTGTCGTGACTTGCATATGTATGCCTGTAACGATTTCTGCCCTTTAAGGCATCCCCATCCCCAAGGCCCGACGCGCCAAACTTTCGTGCCGTCAGGGTTGATGTGGCTTTTGAATGCGATTGCGTCTGCGACCTTGACTTGTTGCGCAGGGGTCTTGCCTTTAGCGCTCGAGGAGTCTGACCAGCGTTGCCAGGTGCCTCGGTAAATGCCAAGACCGCCCGTATATGAGCGCGTCGAGTGTTGCCAGTTTCCGCCAGTTTCACAACGAGCAAGACCGTCGTAATACTGATCCGGCAGGACGCCGTTGTACTTGTCGAAGGTGTCGCGTTGCGCAGCTGCGCTTGCGGTTGAGGCGGTGGATATTGCGGTGATGAGGGCGATTGCCATGATTCTCTTAATCAACCTTTTCAACTTCTGTAATCGAAGCAAACGTCATCCAGGGAGCCGCCCTTTTGGCGACTGTGACTTTGACGATCTCTTCTGTTGCCGAATCCGTAAAGATTTGGACGAGGGTTAGTTTGTCTTTAGACCATAACGGCATATAGCCCCACATTGGAATCATGGTCGGTTAGCCATCATCTTGAGCCAAAGCCAACATGAGACCCAACCTATTATGAAACTGTAAATGAATTGTGTATCGGTCATAGCGGTTTCCCTTCGCTGTTCGTGTCTGGATGTTGTAACACAAGCAAGGGTCTAGGTGGCGGATTCGACCTCGGAACCAATGAGGGAAACACAGTCAGTCCCGAGGTCTAGCGCGAAGAGGGTGATTTCTTCGGGCGATTTAAGGCTTGGGCAGCGCCCGCCATGCGGTTTCGAAGGCTTCCGCGGTTTGGTTTGCCATTTCAAAGTGGAGCCAGTTGGGGTTGCCTTGATAGGAGCCTGCGTTGTCGTCGGCGGTGTAGATCTTGACGCCCTTCTTGCCTTCGCCCCTAGAGCATCGGTAGCCCGCGCCGTATTCGCCGTATGCGTACCAATGCAGTTCGCACAGTCCGAGGGCTTTTGAGTTGGCGAGGAACCAGTCCCACATTTCGCGGGCTTGTGCTTCGTCTTTGTATTGGATGTCAGCTGCATATCCGGTGGCATGAACGGAGAGTCCTGCGTTGTTTCTCATTGGGCGGTTGACGTATGTTCCGAGACTTTTGGTTCCCCAACGCTTTTCGCATAGTTCAACAAGTTTTGCCGTTACCGGTTGTGTCTTTTTGCCGTCCCAAGATGGGTAATAGGGATAGGGACGATTGCTCATGGTGCAGGTGGGTCTTTCGGACGATCCTTAAGGCCGTTCCCTGCGAGTACTCCGAGAAGCCCGCCAGTTAACGTGGCAAGCATTGGCGACAGTACAGACCAGGCTGCATCGTCGTTAGGTGAGACTTCGAGCGGTTGCGTCACAAACAGTAAGCCGTAGAGAAGTGAGATGATTGACAGAACAAAGGCAAGCGTCAAGCCGATGGCTACGACAAAGATAAGTCGTGCTTTGATTTCTTCGTTTGTATGTCTGTTGTCTGGTTTCATGTGCATTTTCCTCCAGTGCCGTAAGCAGGTGCAATTGTTGTTGAGATTGTTTCGGTTACGCCTCGAAGTGCTTTGTTCTTTGTCGGTGGGCAGTTGAGGCGTTCACGATCTGCGCAAGCGGTGAGCGATGCGCAAATCACCAATAGAATTAGGCTTTTTCGCATTATGAAGGCCCGATGTCCTCAATGATTAACTGTGCGGGACGTGTTGCGCTGTGAAGTGCTGTACCTGTACCGGCTGCCATTGTTAAAGTTGCAACAACGGACTGTGCGCCAGCGGTAAATGTTTTAACGACGGTTGGAGTCATCGACCCTTCGCCTCCTGGCAACGTAGCAAGCACCGCAAATTGAAGTTCTGTTCCGGCGGTTGTGGTGCCGTTTCGAATTCTGGCAATTATGTTGCTTGAAGTTGCCCCATTGGCGTTGAAAAGGTCGCCTTCAAAATACGTAATGCGGTAGTAACGGTTAGCAACTGCCGTAAACGAAGCGGTCAAAAAGACCGTTTCTGTTGTGGTTATTGCGCTGTCTGTTGTTTTGTTTGTTAATGCTGCAACGCCCCAGGGCAAGTTGTTCATTTGAGCTGCGGTAAGGATTTGCCCTGATGTGAATGTTGTGTTGATTGTCATGTTTTGTCTCCTTTAGAAACTCAGAAGGTTGTTGTCGAGCGTTCCGAAGATTGCGTCGTCAAGGGTTAAATATTGGTTGCCGTCCGTACTTTCAAAAGTGTACGAAACAATATGAGACCCTGGGACGATTCGGTGTTCAATTCCTGAAGTGATCAGGGTCTGCGATTCTGTGAGCGGAGTTCCGGTGTTGTAGTCCTTTTGGACTGTCACGATTGACGTCAGGTCGATGGCGAATATGGTTGCCCATTGCGCCGAAGTAAGAGCTGCAAGTTCGCATGAGACTCCCGTAAAGCGGACGACAGGGTTGCGGTATTTGCCAAGAAGGTACGCGCCGAGACCGTTGACTTCTGTTGTCGTTGAGTTGAGCAGACTGAGAAGGTTGTAGTTCTGCGCCTGATACAAAGCGATTGAGGCTGAGTCGGAATTTGTCTGTGCAGCGCCTGCGGGCGATTGGGTGACAATGTAGTTGTAGAGCAGTTCTGATCCGTATTGGTTGACCAGGCTCATATATGGAATGCCTGTGCCGTTTGTCGTGAACGACGCTCCTGAGACGGGGTTGAGAACGCTTGACCTGCCCTTGAAGGTGAGGGTTCCGTCAGCTGAGGTGTAAAGGTAGCCCTGCTCGGAGGTGTTGACCTGCTGTAAATAGTTGAGGACGTTTGTGTCCTGAGAGACCGCGTAAGCCCCGAGAGTAGATGAGCCTGTACCGATAGACCTTGCGCCCTGGTATGCAATTTCTGGACGGTCTAGAACGGTGCTGACGCGAATTCCTGAGGTCTCAGCGGACGGCGTAAAAGCGTTGAGTTGCTGATTTGCCAAGGTGCCGAAGGTATCGACGCATCGAGCGAACATTCTGCCCTGGTTGGCGTTTTGGTAGTCCAAGTCCCAATCCTCGACGAAGCCCGTATAGATCGGAGTCCCGTTGGCGTAAATGATGATTGGCGAGCGAGGCAATACGAACGGGTAGTAGATCGAGGACGTATTAAGCGGGTCAAGAATGCGCGAGTTGTTGTTGAAGACGACTTGTGCAGTTCCTGCGTTGAACTGGTCAAGTTGACGGTTGCGTCCGCGCTTAATGTTGACCGACAGAACGAGCGAGGTGAGGTCTGCGTATGCGAGACCGCCAAGGGTGCCTGTGTCAAGTAAGCCATAGACGGCGTCGTCAAGTTGAAAAGGTGTACCGAATCCTGTGGTTGTCTGAAATCCGACCAGCACTTGATATGTGGGGACGGTCATAGTGTCGCTGCCGGTGCAAAAACGACGCCTGAATTTCTCTGCGCAGCCAATATCGCGCTGATGATGTCCTCACCGATGGTTGCGGGGGATGAGACAAGTCCTGCGTCCATGTTGATTGTGATGTTGCTGAACGGGCCGATACCGCCGATGCCTGCGTTCTCGAAGCCTCCTGCGTTGCCTGACGTGTTGTCAAAGGCGGGTGCTGCGGTGTTCTGGACTTTACCTGGCGCTGATGGTGCAACTGCGGGCGGTGCTGCAAAGACTTCTGGGTTCGCTGCAATGATTTCCTTTTGTGATTCTTCAAAGGCTCGAGCACTTGTGATCCCTCCGCTGCTGCCCCCGCCACCACCGATTTTCGGCATAGCGAAACTTTTGCCTCCAAGCAAAGGAACCCAATCGGGAATCGTAAAAGCCAATCTGCCGACGGTGTTGTTCCAGACTGCAGCGATTGCTTCAAAGACAAATGTTGCTGCGCCTAATAGACCTTTGAACAACGGGATTGTGACGTTAGATATCCAGAACCGAAACGCGCCAAACACGGCGTCAACAATGGTGCGGAATGTTTCAAATTTCTTGTAGGCAATAACTGCAGCTGCTGCGACAAGTCCGATGCCGATTGCGATTGCGCTGATTGGGTTAAGGCTCATTGCGATGTTGATTGCGACAATGGCGGTTGCGATACCGGCAAGGGCGAGAGCGATGACTTTGAAGAACTCAGGATTGTCTTGTGCCCACGTCGCCAACTTTTGCAAGTATGGAATAACTGCTTCCACGGCTGGCATGAGTGACGCGCCGATTGATTCTTTGGTTTCGTCGAGGGCAATCTTCATCCGCTTGAACTTGCCTGCGGTCGTTTCGGCTGCCTCGGATGCGGCACCGCCAAAGGTCTTAGACATTGCACTCATGACCTCATCAAGCGTTGCGCCGCCTTTGATCATGTCTCGCAGTTCTGGAGACAGTTTCGCAAGGGCGGTCATATTGCCGCCGTATGCCTTTTCAAGCGCCTTGGTTGTTGCCTCGAGGCTGAGACCCTTAGCACTTGAAATATCCATGGCAGCCGATGCCAATTTTTGCGCCTCTGTGATGTTGCCAGTAGCGCGGACAAGACCTCCAAGTGCCGGACGAAGTTCGTCATCAGTGACTCCGAGCAATTTGCCCTGGACGGCTATCCAGTCCTCGTTCATGCTGATCTGTGCGTCTGTTGCGCCTGTGGTGCGTCGAATCTGTTCCGCAAGTTTGTCCTGTGCGGCTGCGTCCTCGATTGCGCCCTTTACTGCTGATCCGAGAGCAGCGGTCAGACCCGCCAGTGCAGCAGCTGCGGGAACGGCTGCCTTCTTGATTGCAAATTGTGCCTTTTCGCCGTTCGTCTCAAGGTTCTTGAATTCCTTGACTGCCTTGTCAATTCCTTTGCCGTCAAACTCTGTGATGATT